CAACCTGGAGCCCGCCAAAAAGACCGTCACGCTTAGCGACGGCAGCGATTTCGAGATGTGGGTGACGCCGCTGACCATGGCCGAGCGCGAACGCGCCCAAAAACAGGCCAAGTCTGACGACGCCAACGCCTTCGCCCTCCAGCTGCTCATCACCAAAGCCCTGGACGACACTGGCGCCAAGATCTTCAGCCCCGGCGAAATTGACGTGCTGAAGAACGAAGTCAAGGACAAGGACCTGCAAGCTCTGATGCTGGCGATCCTGACCGACGGCGAGGAGCCGATCGACCCAAAATCCTGAGTGCCGAGCTTCGGAAAGACACCTGGCTCATGCTCCAATTCGGAGTTGCCAAAGAGCTAGGCAAGACCCTTTCCGAAGTCAGCACCACCATGACAGCCGAAGAGCTAATCGGCTGGAGCGCCTACTTCAGCATCCTCAACGAGGACCAGCAGAAGGAGATCGACAAAGCCCGACGCCGCCGCTAGCCCCGGCGGCTTTTTACGGCGTAAACTGAAGTACCAGAGTGTGACGCGGCACCGTGGCCTATACAGCCGAGATTCAAATCGCTGTAAAAGGTGCGAAGGAGCTTCGTAGCTTTCAGACTGAACTGAATAAAAGTTCAGATGCAGTAGATCGCCTAAATAGAGACATAAAAACTTTAAGCGAAGGAGGCATACCCAGAAGTTTTAACAACCTAAACAGTTTGCTAGCTGTCGCAGCAAACAATTTTAATAAAGTCGCCTTAGGAACGCAGGAAGCGGCAACAGCTGCGCGGGACTACATACGAGCTGCCGATGAAGTAAATGCCGGATTGCGTGAACGCGCTGCACTACTAAAACAAGTAGCAGATGAAGAGCGCAGAGCACGTTTGGCAGCCGCAGGTATCCGTGAAGCGACTCAATATGGAGGACCCATCGGTCCCGGCGCTGCCTCCCCCGTAGCACTCGCTAGTCAGTTGCGCGGAAGAACGCAGCAAATACTGGATGAACGTAAAGGTGTTGATGAATTAACCGCAGCTTTAGCCGAGTTAGAAGAAAGACGGCGTTTGGAAACAAACGCAATGCTCGACGAAAAAGCTGCCCAAGTACAGTTAAACCTGGCGCGTCAAGAGGAGCAGCGTAAGTTTCTTGCTGGTGCGGCACAACAGTACCAGTATCCTATTGGACCATCACAGCGATCTAAGCGGTTCCGGTTTGAAGGCGATGTATCTCCTGAACGTGCAGAAACGGCTTTACGAAACAAAGAACTTAAAGAGCAAAGGCGGTTAAATCAGCAGTTCTTTGCCGAAGAAAAACAGCAACTGCTGGAACTAGATAGGCTCCGCGCTGCCAACGCTCAAAAGCAAACCCAACGGCTGCAAGCACTGGGCAAGACAATTAGTGGCAGTTTAAGTTCTGCTGCTATTGGCGGAGCCTTTCCTTTACTTTTTGGGCAAAGCCCTCAAGCAGCTCTTGGCGGCGCGATAGGTGGTTTGCTGGGTGGAGCCGCAGGGGGATTCGCGGGATCCTTGCTTGGTACAGCTCTCGGGGAAATAGAAGCGGCTAAAGCCCGCACAAAAGAACTTGCTCTTGAACTCGGATTTAGCTCAACTCAAGCAAAACAACTAGCTACCGCCTTCGAGCTAGCGGGTAGGAATAGCGACCAACTTCAAGCCGCAATCGTAAATATCCAAGGTTTAGGGTTATCTGTAAATGAAACCTCGTCAGCTATAAAAATTGCTGTTGAGCTGTCTAAAGAATATGGCGGAAGTGTAGAAAAAATAGCGCAAGCGTTTGCTGATACATTAGAGTCAGGTAAAGTAAGTGTGTCTACGTTAAACAAATTTACTGCTCAAGGTATTCCAATTCAAGAAAAATTAGCAGACAAGTTAGGCGTAAACCGCACAAAACTGCTGGAGATGGCTAAAGACGGCAAAGTAAGCGTACAGCAAGTAACAGATGTGCTTGTTGATATGGGCCGTGAAGCCGAGGCGTCAGCGGACAAAGGCAAAAATGGTTTTGACCGCTTTACAAGCGCAGTTACACAGATAGCGACCGCAGTTGCTGGGGCAGCTGGGGCAATCCTTAAAAATCTTGTTCCTGCTCTAGATACAGTTTTGACTCGTCTAGCAGCAATTATTACCCGAGCTACCAGAGCGTTGAGCCTTATTGCAGATGCGACTGTAGGGGAGCTGTCTTCAGCTGTTTTTGGTGCTGGCTTTGACCGCGGTACGGGTTTTGGTAATAAGGGTAATATCGACGCTATTGGTAAGGCGCTAGCTAATCTACGACCGGAAGTAGCTACTAATAGAGAAGAATTAGACAAGATAGCTACAGCAGCTGGTAGTGCTCAAATTGAGTTGGGTAAGTTTGGCGGGGCTCTCGGAACCTATGCCGAACAAACTGCTCAAAAACAACTATCAAGAGTACAAGCAAGTATTGTAAAAAGACGGCAAGAACTTGGCGCACCTACTGCTGCAGGCATTGTAGATATAAACGCTCCGGTAAATTTACCGCCTTCGGGAGGTGGCGGAGGCGCAGATAAAGCCGCAAAAGCTGCTGCTCGTGAACAGGCTCGCGTTGCTGAGCTAATCCGTTCTCAGCGTCTAATTACACTCGAATATCAGCGCCAGCAAGACTTTAATGCAAAAATATTTGCCGCTGAAATGGCGAAAGACCCCATGCTCGCTCGCCGTTTAGAAGGCGAACGGCAACTAGTTGAGTGGGGCATTGAAACTGCAGATTTACTGGAAAAAGAAGCGAGCGCAGCAGGCAAACTAGCCATTACAAAAGCTCAACAAGCTAAGCAGGGAGTTATTCGACAAAAAATAGAGCAAGACATCGCAAAGTTAGAAAAAGAGCGTAAAGATAACGCTAGGCGTACAGTTGAAGGTTTGCAGAACGAGCTGGCTATTAAAAACGCCGTTACTCAGGCCGAGCGTGACCGCTTACGCATCGCCTATGAAATGAAAGTCTTAGAAGAAGACAAACAATTTGACGCAAATCAACTTGAACAAATTAAACAGCTTAAAGAACAGCTAGCAGCTCCCGCACTAGGTGCAGACCTGATTCGTCAACAAATAGGCACGCTAACAGACGAATTAACAAAACTTACAGACCTTGGAACTCAGGTCACAGTTATTGCTGAGGGCATTGGTTCTGCCTTTGCCAACTCCTTCAAGGGCGCCGTTTCAGGTGCAATGACAGCTCAGGAAGCCCTCGCCAGTTTCTTCCAAAGCGTGGCCGACCGCTTCTTGGACATGGCGGCCCAAATCATCGCCAAGTGGATCGAAATGACGATCCTCAACAGCGTCCTCAACCTTTTCCCCGGCGGCGGAATGGGTCTTGGGGGTGCTACGGCCGCTGCGGGCAAATTAAATCCTGCTGTCGGATTTGGGGTTGGCCCTATTGGATTCAGAGCAGCAGGCGGTCCCGTATCTGCTGGCTCGCCCTACATCGTCGGCGAACGCGGCCCCGAACTGTTTGTTCCCGGCCGCAGCGGCGGTATTGTGCCCAACGACAGCCTTGGAATGGGAAGCGCCAACGTCGTGGTGAATGTGGACGCCAGCGGGTCTAGTGTGCAAGGGGATGGCAACCAAGCCAACCAGCTTGGCAAAGCCATCGGCATCGCGGTCCAGCAAGAACTCATCAAACAAAAACGCCCCGGAGGCTTGCTCGCCTAATGGCCACCTTCCCCAGCTACAACCCGACCTACTCGGCCAACAAAACCAGTCAGCCGACAGTCCGCACGGTCCAATTCGGTGACGGCTACCAGCAACGCTTGACCTACGGCCTCAACCAAAACCCGAAAGAGTGGCGCCTCAGCTTCAACGTATCGGACGACGACGCCGACGTCATCGAAGCCTTCCTCAACGCCCGCGCCGCCGACAACGCCAGCTTCGATTGGACCCCGCCCGACACCACCACGTCTTACAAGTGGATCTGCCCCAGCTGGACCCGCGAAATGTTTGATTTCCAGCGCAGCAAAATCGACGTGACCTTCCGCCAAGTATTTGAACCCTGATGGCGTACTCAGCCTGGGCCAGTTCAACTGCCTATGCCGCTGGCGCGATTGTCCGCGCCACCAGCCTGCAGGCGTCCGGTCTTGTCTTTCAATGCACCACGGCTGGCACCAGCTCTAGCACCCAACCCGCATGGCCAACTGACATTGGCAGCACCATCACTGATGGCACGGTTGTCTGGACGGCGATTAGCAGCGTCTACGAGGAACTGGCTGCGATCGCACCTAGCGCGATCATTGAACTGTTTGAGCTGCAGCTTGATGCAACGTTGCACGGCAGCAGTGATGTGTACCGCTTCCACAATGGCGCCAATGTCAACGTCACGGGCAACATCATTTGGAACGGCAATGCATACACGCGGCTGCCGATCAAGGCGGAAGGCTTTGACTACAGCAACACTGGGACGCTGCCGCGCCCGACGCTGACTATTGCCAACCTAGGCGGCACCATCACAACGTTGCTGCTGCTGGTGAACGCAACCACTGCAGGCAACGATCTGGGCGGTGCCAAGGTCACACGTATCCGCACGCTGAAAAAGTACTTAGACGGTGAAACTGGCGCCGATCCGTATGCCAAGTTCCCTGATGAGATCTGGTTTATCGATCGCAAAGCAAGCGAAAGCCGCGATGTCGTTAGCTTTGAATTGGCAAGCAAGTTTGATTTGGCGGGCATCAAAATTCCTCGTCGGCAGATCATTGCCAATATTTGCCAGTGGCAATACCGAAGCGGTGAGTGCGGCTACACAGGCAGCAACTACTTTGATGTCAACGACAACACTGTCGGCGTGTTGGCCGAAGACCGTTGCGGCAAGCGGCTCAGTTCGTGCAAGTTGCGATTCGGGGAGACAGCGGAATTACCCTTCGGCAGCTTCCCGTCCGCCGGTCTTGTCTCATGAAGTTATCGGACAGCCTTAAGGCAAAAGCACTGGAGCACGCACAAGCCGAATTTCCTAAGGAATCATGCGGTTTGGTTGCGGTCGTCAAAGGTCGTAAGCGGTATTTCCCCTGCCGCAATTTGGCAGATACCCCCAGCGAGCACTTTGTCCTTGACGCGGCGCAGTATGCCGAAATCGAGGATCT